GTAGGGCTTAATGAAAGGATTGTTCGAAATGTACCCTGATGACGAGTTTTTACCTGAAGAAGCCTTTGATTACACTAAAGGCGAGTACGAAGATATGCACGAAGATCACAACATCAATGATGTGTTAAATCGTTTTGTTCGCTTATGTCAAGAGTATGGTTTTTACTTTATGATGAGACAACTTACTAAGGCTCTGAATGCTAAAGGGTTCAACGTATGAGAAAGCTTATACAGCCACGAAAGCGTAAGGTTAACCCCTACGTAGCCTACCTAGAGAATCATGGCCGTCACGCCACCTTAGAAGACCTCATAAAGGCATTCCCTGACAAGACCTCTAAGCAGATCAGAGACTCTATGTCTAAGTTAGTTGATAACTACACTGTTGATAGGGATATTCGGAAGGATGATCACCAATACTTGATATCTTACTCTCTTGGTGGATACAACACCAGGGACAACACTGGTATATGTTGGCATAACCCTTTTAATCTGAGGACAACATGAGCAGAGAAGCTATGCAACTGGCGCTTGAGGCGCTGGAGAAAGTAATCACTGCGTTTGGATCAGGCTTAACGCTACAACAGAACGCTATCACCGCCCTGCGCCAAGCGCTGGAAACAGAGCAAGAGCCTGTGGCGTGGATGCACAACGTTATTGCAGGTAATGTCATCACGCACACACCAGCAGATATTGTCCGTCATCCTGAGCGATGGACACCTCTATACACCGCACCACTAAAGCGTGAATGGGTTGGGCTGACGGATGGGGAGATTGACATACTGTCGTGCGAGATGGTTAAAGGTGATAAATCAGTCAACTGGCTATGCAAAGCACTTGAAGCCAAGCTAAAGGAGAAGAATCAGTGAACTATTTAGCCACGCATGTTGGCTGTGATGATTGTGGATCTAGTGATGCATTGTCCGTATCTGTTAATGATAAAGGAGAGACTTGGTCACACTGTTTTGCTTGTGGTACGAATACTAAAATGTCTGAAGATGTTGATAACTTCAGGCAAAAGCATACAAAGTCTGCTAAGGTGATTCCAATGTTAGATGGTAAGTATCAGTCCATACCGCTAAGAAACCTCTCCAGAGATGCCTTAAAAGCCTTTGGTGTGATGATCACTGAAGAAGGTGGTGTAGCTTTTCCCTACTGTGATGCTGACGGTAAGGTCACTGCATACAAGGTAAGACATGATGCAATGAAGACTGATTGCACTATCAAAGGTGATTGGTCTAAGGCTACTTTGTTCGGACAGCATCTATTCCCTAAAGGTGGTAAGAGCATCACCATCACTGAAGGTGAATTTGATGCTGTTGCTGTGTATCAAATGAATGGTATGCGGTATCCAGTAGTCAGCATACGTAATGGCGCACAATCAGCAATTAAGGACTGTAAGGACAACTATGAATATCTTGACTCTTTTGAAACCATTGTTATCAGCTTTGATGCTGATGAAGTTGGTAAGCAGGCTGCTACGAAGGTAGCTGATCTATTCGGTGCTAAGGCTAAGGTAGTAAAGCACAGACAACCACACAAAGATGCTAACGATTATCTCAAAGATGAGATGATCAAGGAGTATATCCAGGACTGGTTTGCTGCTGAGGTCTATGTACCTGATGGGATTATTGAAGGATCAAAGCTTTGGGAAGAGATCAACACACCAGCCATTAAAGCCTCTTGTGACTATCCATGGCAAGGTCTTAATGCTTTGACTTATGGTATCCGTAAAGGCGAACTGGTGACGTTTACAGCAGGATCTGGACTGGGTAAATCACAGGTGCTTAGGGAGATTGTTTACCATATCTTATGTAAGACTGAGGACAACATAGGCTTGATGTTCTTGGAGGAGTCTACTGTTCGCACTGCTAAAGGTATCATGTCTATCCATGCGAACAAGCCACTGCATCTACCTGACACAGCGTACACTGATGAGGAGTTTAGAGATGCCTTCGAGCACACTCTTGGCACTAATAGGGTTTATCTTTTTGATCATTTTGGGAGTACATCAATTGACAACATACTATCAAGAGTCAGATTCATGGCTAAAGGACTCGGATGTAGCTTTGTTGTGTTGGATCATATTAGTATTGTCGTCAGTTCTGGCGATGTTGGCGATGAACGTAAAGCATTAGATGAGATCATGACCAAGCTTAGGATGATTGTGCAGGAGACAGGCATAGCACTGTTGATTGTCAGCCATCTTAAGAGACCAGATGGTAAAGGCCATGAAGAAGGAGCAGCTACTTCACTAGGTCAACTTAGAGGATCTGGTAGCATTGCACAGTTGTCTGATATGGTGATCGGTATGGAAAGGAATGCACAGCATGATGATGAACGTGAACGCAATACCACCAGGATTAGGGTACTCAAGAACCGTTTCAGCGGTGTCACAGGTCCAGCCTGTAACGTCTATTACAGCCACTCAACAGGAAGGTTATCAGAGGTCACACAAGATGAAGACTTATGAAGATTTGAAAGAGGATACGAAACGATTTGCTTTACAGCAGATACGCACAGGGTCTACAATGGGTGAGGTAGTTTGTTCGTTCGAAGAGATCATCAAAGAGATCAGAAGAGCATCAGACTACTTAGAAGCTAGTCAAGATGCTGATAGGAGACCATAATGGCTGAAGTTACAAACATTGAAGAGCATGATGATGGTACAGCTACACTACACTTTGATCTTACTGATGAAGAGGTTAGGATGTTGATTCAATGGGGTATCAAAGAAGCAATAAAACTTGCTTATCACAAAGCACAGAACTTTGATTGGAAGGACAGCGGCAGTGAAACAAACACTTAGAGATATGATGAGCCAATGCTGGAACAACCGCATGGATTGTGAACGCTTTGACTTTGAGAAGTTCGCTGAGATGGTAGCCTTCCAAGCCAGTGAAGAAAGACTAGATCGCTGTATTGAAGCCTTGGAGAGAAGAGGTTACGCTGATGCAGCAGATGTTATCAGGGGAGAGGGTTAATGTGGGTAATGGATAGGCTGTTAGCTGACCACGCAGAGCTAAAGAAGAAATATGATACACTGCTAGAAGACTATCAGAAACTGGTACATAAATATGAAGAGCTTAGTGCTGGACATCGAAACAGACATGAATCAGACTGTTATCTTCTGCGTAGTCACGAAGGATCTGACAACAAGTGAGGTGGTATGTCATACTCATCCAAATACACTAAAGCCTCTTATAGAGGACTACGACACAGTGATAGGACACAATCTAATCAGCTTCGACGGTTACCACCTTCGGAGATTGTGGAACATTACGATACCACTCAAGAAGGCCTCCGATACGCTCGTGCTGTCGAGGCTATGGAATCCCAGTATCGAAGGAGGACACAGTCTAGAAGCATGGGGGAAAAGATTAGGGAATCACAAGATTGAGTTCCAAGATTTTACTGCTTTGACACAAGAGATGATTGATTACTGTATCCAGGATGTTAATCTTACTGGTGAACTTCATCGTAAACTATGTACAGAATTGAAGGACTTCTCACCACAAAGTATTGACATTGAACACAAGGTACAGTTCATTGTTGCACAGCAGGAAAGACATGGATTCAAACTAGACATACCCTTATGTACTGAGTTCATCTCTCAGTTAACCACGAAGCTATCAACCATTGAGGAGAACCTACAGACTATATTCCCACCGATCATCACTGAACGTGTTAGTGAGAAGACAGGTAAGAAGCTAAAGGATCATGTTGAAGTGTTTAACCCAGGCTCCAGAGATCAGATAGGACGTAGACTGACATCATTAGGATGGAAGCCTGAGAAGTTCACTGAGACAGGTAAGCCAATGGTTGATGAAGTGATCCTGTCTAAGCTACCTTACCCAGAGGCTAAGGCAATGGCTGAGTATCTACTTATCCAGAAGCGTATAGCACAGTCCTCATCATGGTTAGAACACGTTGCTGATGATGGTAGGGTACACGGTAAGGTCATCACTAACGGTGCTGTCACAGGGCGTATGACGCATCACAGCCCTAACATGGCACAGGTTCCTGCTGTCAATGCTGAGTATGGTGAAACATGCAGACAAGTATGGACTGTAGATCCTGGTAATGTCTTAGTTGGTTGTGATGCTTCAGGGTTAGAACTACGTATGTTAGCTCATTACATGAAGGATGATGAGTACACTAAGGAGGTAATCAATGGGGATGTCCACACTAAAAACCAACTCGCTGCTGGTCTTGAGAGTAGGGCGCAAGCAAAGACGTTTATCTATGCCTTTCTCTATGGAGCAGGGCCAGCTAAGATTGGATCGATTGCTCAAGGGAGTGCCGAGGAAGGAAAGAAACTCATCGCCCGTTTCCTTAAGAATACGCCAGCTCTCAAGACACTTAAAGATAAAGTTAGCAGGTATGCAGAGAAAGGGTATTTACCTGCCCTTGATGGTCGTCGATTATGGGTACGGTCGGAACACGCAGCACTTAACACGTTACTTCAAGGAGCTGGTGCGATCTCGATGAAGCAAGGTCTGATCCACCTACATGATTCACTCAAGAAACATAAGATACCTGCTAAGTTTGTGGCTAACGTCCATGATGAATGGCAGATAGAATGTCCTAAGCAGTATGCTGACGAAGTTGGTAAACTCGCTGTAGCAGCTATTGAGAAGGCTGGTGTTACCTTGGGTTTACGTTGTCCGCTAACAGGCGAATACAAAGTAGGAAATAACTGGAAGGAAACACACTGATGATTACCAACTTTGATGAGATTGATTCTCTTGTCGTAACTATTAAGATAGGAAAGGATGATGCTG